CTGAAAACCGTTCTGCTTCGTCGGCGCGCAGTTCCGGGTCTGGTGCCTCGACGAGGTGCGCCGCAACCGGCTGGCCGATGCGGTCGTCGACATGATCGCGGCACGGTGCGAGGCGGACGGCGGCGTCAGCGAGCTGCACAACGGTTTTCAGGATCTGGGCCCGTCGCTCGATCTCGCCGTGTTCGAGGTCGAGATCCACGACATGGCGGCGCGCATGGGCATATCCGTGTTGGGTGACGACGATCTGGTCATGTTCCTGGCCCGCGTCGCCTCGCGCGTGGCAGCGGACCGGGCGCGCGGCGGCGGGCTGATCGATCCGGTGCGCGCGTATGATACGGCAGCGGCGAAGGAATCCGCTGCGATCTCCGCACGCACGGGCTCTGGCCCGCGTGCGGCGTGAATCGCTGGCGCTTTTTGTGAAGTGCGGCGCACTGGCGCCGGCGCGCGGTCGCGCTTTGGCTGCCGCACGGGTGGGGTGGCGTTGAAACCATCGCCGAAGGCGATCAGCGCCCAAGCGGGCGCCGCGGCCAGTGCCGCGCGCGAGAAGCAAGAGCGGTTTTCAGCGGGTCGGCGCGGATACAACCCGCGCGGCATGAACAGGTTAAAGCGGTTCAGTTGTGGATAACGAAAAGGTGATCGACGTTACTTTCGTGCTGCGCCGTGCGTTGGGGTGCTTCGGCGTACTTCCACGAACACAAGCGAACCGCGACGGTTTGAAAAGCTGGCGGATGCCAGCGCTTTGGCCCCAGTTTACACGCCCAGCGAAGCGGTTCTTTATTCTCTCACGTTCAACGAAAAGGGGGCAATTATGTTGATGGAACAGATCGGCGCGGCGCTGAAAATGGAAGTGGTGCTTGTATCGCCAGAAGTTGCAGCCGCTTGGCTCGATGTAAACGTGAAGAACAGGCCGCTATCATCGAGCGTGGTCGATAAGTACGCCCGCGACATGGGCGCTGGCCGCTTCCCATTTACCGGTGATCCGATCAGGTTCGATAGCAGCGGCATGCTCATCGATGGCCAGCACCGCCTGTCGGCCTGCGTGAAGGCCAAGACGCCGTTCAGGACCCTTGTGCTTTACGGGCTTCCGCCAGACGCTCAGAGCCACATGGACAAGGGGAAGTCGCGCAGCGCTGCCGACACTCTGGCGCTTGAGGGGTTCCATCACGCGCGTGCGATAGCGGCCGTCGCTCGGATCATGCTGGATGAACGTTATGGAAGGGGGCAACTCAATGCCGCGTGGAGCACGGCTGAGATCAAGGCAGTGCTGGAACGGCACCCGCAGGTCCACGCTTCGGCCCGACGGGTGTACGCGAAGAATCCACCGCGAAGCATCTCAGCGGCTCAACTCGCCTACGTCCACACCGTTGCGTCGTCGATCCTCGGAATGCCAGAACGCGCCGACGAGTTCGTGGCCGTGTTTGTCGACGGTATTCCGAACTACGAGAACGACCCGGCGCATTTGCTTCGCGAGCGACTGATCAGATCGGCTACGAGTTCCGACCAGATGAAGAGGCGGGAAGCATTTCGCGGCATGAAGCAGGCGTGGAACGCGTTCGCGACTCGCCGCCCTCTCAAAGTTTTGAAGTGGAATGGAGAGGTGGCAATCGACGGACTGGACGTCGAAGCCCTGTAGCCGGCAACAAAAAAAAGCCCCCGGCGCTGGGCGCCGATGGCTGATGCTGTTTAACGAAACCTGCAAAAGATGCAGGAAAGGCAAATCGAGGTCGTAACACCGTGTTACGACCTCGTCGCGCGATTGACACGAATCGCAAAATACGGCACGAATCGATCCCATGCTCGCCAGAGCTACGCCCGGACGGTCCAACCGCTCCGGGTTTCGTGTTTTCGGGGTGTGGTAAGGCCGCCGTATTCGCCATCCGGGCGCCGCTCAGAGAGCCGGGCGCATCAGTCGATCAGGCACCAGGCCCGCCGCCCCGCACCCGAAACATAAGACATGCCGCGCCGCTTCGGCCGCCGCTGATCGATGCCGGGGGGTGTTTTGCCATGGCCGTCGTGCACTTCGACCTTTCGGAGTTCACCGCCAAGGCGCGCCAGATGGGTGTGTTCTCGAACGACCAGTTGCCGTTCGCGATTTCGCGGACGCTCAACGACACGATGTTCAAGGACACGCGCCCGCACATCATCGGGCCGACATGGTCGAGCGCGTTCACGGTGCGCAACAAGGGGTTGGCCAGGGCCTCGATGCGCGTGGAGACGGCCACCAAGGGGAAGTGGTCAGCAGGCGTTTTCGATGCTCTAGGTAAGGCCGACCTCGCCCGTCACGCCGAGGGCGGCGCGAAGACGCATAGCGGTCGTCTCGCCATTCCGAACCGTGCGCGCGTCAAGCTGCACGCGCGCGGTAAAACGCCGTGGGCGCGTGATCTGGACAAGAAGGTGCCGCAGCGGGCGCTGCGTGTGACGTCGCAGGGCATCTTCGTCGGGCAGGGCGGGCGGCTGCATCTGATGTTCTCGTTTGCCAACAGCGCATCGCTGGATCAGCGGTTCGATTTCTATCCAGACTTCTCTCGAGTGTCGCTGCAAGGCTTGCGTGTTCGCTTCCCGCCGAACCTGCGTCGCGCAATTGCAACAGCTTTCCGGTAGTGTTGCCCGTATGTCACGGGTCCTTCCCGCTTTCTCGCCCATCGCGGGTCACGCCCGACTGCGATAGGTTGGTAGAGAGTGCGCATTTTCAGGGGGATTCCGCCACATGGGCGGTTTGCCTAACTTTCGTCGGGACGATGGACAGCAAATGGCGACGCAGGCCGAGTGCGCCGAGTGGCTGCGGATCTCGTCGCGCCGCTTCCGCGAGCTGATCGACGAGGGTGTGATCAGCCGCGCGGACAAGGGCGACTACGACGTCAAGTCCGTCGTCGGCGAATACGTCGACAACTTGCGCGAGGTCGCGGCCGGTCGCGGCGGCGGCATCCAGCAGGCCAACAAAGCCGACGCCGATGCCCGCAAGGCGAACGCACAGGCCGAGATGGCCGAGCTGAAGGCCGCCGAGATGCGCGCCGCGCTGGTGCCGGCCGACGAGGTGGCGACAACGTTGCACGAGGCCGTCACGATGATGAAGACGAGCCTGCTCTCCATCCCTGCCAAGGCCGCCGCGAGGGTCGGTGCCAAGGATGTTGCGCGGGCCGAACAGGTGATCAGAGATGCCGTCGTCGAAGCGCTCGAAGCGCTCACGAGGGTCGACGTCAAAGGCCCCGCCGCCGCCGACGCTTGATCTGTCGGGGGCACATCCTGCCCTGGCATCGCTGATCGCTCAGGCGTTCACGCTTTGTGCGCCGCCGCCGAATCTGACGATTTCGGAGTGGGCGGACCGTCACCGCGTACTCGGTGCCGACACGCCGCGCCCTGGGCGATGGCATACGTCGGCGATGGAGCCGATGCGTGCCGTCATGGATGCGTCGCGCGAGCCGGGCGTCCGCGAGATCGTTCTGAAGAAGCCGACACAGATCGGCTACACGGAATTTCTTCTCAACACGGTCGGCTACTTCATCGACCTCGACCCGTGCCCGGTGCTGTGGCTGTTGCCCGACCAGAAGGCCGTCGACGAAATTTCGAAGAACCGCCTGACGCCGATGCTGCGCGATACGCCGCGTCTGGCAGGAAAGGTTGCCCCGCCCAGGTCGCGGGACAGTTCGAACACCATCGCCGGTAAGCAGTTTCCAGGCGGGCGCATCGCCATCGTCGGCAGTCACGCACCGAACGACATATCGAGCCGCCCCATCCGCCTTGTCATCTGCGACGAGACGGACCGCTACGCGCTGTCCGCCGGCGTGGATGGTGACCCGATGGCGCTGGCGTCGAAGCGTCAGGCTTGGTTCCCTACAAATCGCTTGACGATCAAGGGCTCGAGCCCGACGACCAAGGACCGGTCGGTGATCGATCGCGAGTACAGGAAGAGCGACATGCGCCAGTGCTGGGTGCCGTGCCCTCACTGCGCGGACGACACGAAGTGGGACGGCCAAGGGCCGCCGCCCGACGGCTATCAGACGCTGAAGTGGTCGCAGGTCAAGTGGACCAAGGAGCCGAAGCCGACCGGCAAGGGGCACGTGCACAAGCCAGAGACGGCCGCGTACCAGTGCGAGTGCTGTGGCACGCTGTGGGACGACGAAGACCGGTTGAAAGCTCTGTCGAGCCCGGTCTGGGTGGCGACGGCGCCGTTCAACGGTATCGCCGGGTTCCACCTCAACCAGTTCTATTCGACGGTCGTGCGGCTGTCCGACGTGGTGCGCGAGTTTCTCGGTGCCTGGGGAAAGTTGCCGGGCTCGACGGCGTCGGTCGAGCTGCAGAAAGTTTGGGTCAACACGGTTCTCGCCGAAGTCTGGGAAGAAGAAGGCGAAACCGTCGACGGCACCGGGCTTGCGGCTCGCGCCGAAGCGTATGGCCCTGACGATCTGCCCGACCGCGTGCTGCTGCTGACATGTGGCGTCGACACGCAAGGCGATCGCCTCGAGGTGCAGGTGATCGGCTGGGGTGCAGGAGACGAAAGCTGGGTCGCCGGATACTACATCCTGCACGGTGACCCGGCGCAGCCTGAAGTCTGGCGCGACCTCGAGGAGTTTCTGCGTTTGCAGCGGTTCCGCCGCGCCGACGGCACCGTGCTGCGGATCAAATCCACGTGCATCGACAGCGGCGGCCATCACGCCGGCATGGTGCACAAGTTCTGCCGTGGCAAGACACCACGGCGCATCTACTCCATCAAGGGCGCCGAAGGTGCGCGCCTGATCTGGCCGCACCGGGCGAGCCGCACGAAACACGGCGCCGACAAGGTCTACATCGTCGGCGTCGACACGGCGAAAGATCAGATCTACGGCCGCCTGCGTATCGCGCCGCGTACCGATCCGGCGCGGCTCGACGAGCCGCAGCCCGGCCGCATTCATTTTCCGATGCCGGGGGACGATGGCAGCGGCACCGAACTGGTGACCGAGGACTACTTCGCGCAGCTGACCGCTGAAGTGTGTGTGACCAAGTACAAGCTCGGCAAGCCGTATCGCGTCTGGGACAACCCGAAGAAGGCGCGCAACGAGGCGCTAGACACGTTCGTCTATGCGATGGCGGCCCGCAGTTCGTTGCGCGCCCGGCAACTGGACAAAGCGCCGATCGTCATCGAGGGGACGGCGAGCGACGTCTCGACGCCGAACGAGGCAGGCGACGCCGCGCCGCCGTCAGATACCGGCAAGCCGCCGCTCGTCGTGCGGCTGCCGCGCATCACGTTGAAGTCGTCGCCGCCTCCGCCGCCGCCAAAGACCAAGACGCGCGACCCGCGCGCCATCGCCAGGATGTTTCGATGACAGATGCCGAAAAGCTGGCGGACCTGACCGCGCTCTACCGCGCGATCGTCGCCAAGACGACCGGCCGCCAGGTGAGCCAGGCCGGACACAAGGACAAGCAGACGTCGTTCGCGAACGCGCCGCTGGACGAGATGATCAAGCTCTATCGACAGCTGTGGTATGCCGCGAGCGGTCTGCCGGATCTGCAGGAGCTGGGCGCTTCGACGGTGCGGCGCTCGCGCCCGACGCGCGTACTCTTCGGAGCGGGGCGCTAAATGGCGAACGAGATCAGCCCGGTTGCGCCCGGATCGGCCCGGACACGCGCACGCTTGCCCGCCCCGGCGATTGCCCGCATGCGCGCGATCGTCGAGGACGCCTCGCGCCATGCGTATGTCGGCGGGTCGACCGTCAATCGCGACATCGGTCTGTGGCGTCCGCCGAACCGCTCGGCCGATGCCGATCTGCTGCGCGATCACAAGGTTGTGCGCGCACGAGCCCGCGACCTCGAGCGCAATCACCCTTACGCGCGCCAGACCATCCGCATGTCGCGCCTCGGCGTCATCGGCACCAAGATCAAATATTCATGCCAGCCGGACTGGCGCTTCCTCGGCATCGACGATGAGGAGGCGCGCCGCTGGGCGCAGGATTTCGAACGGGTCTGGGAAACCTACGCTCATTCCCCGGAATTCTACATCGACGCCGGACGCCGCCTCGACTTCACGGGGTTGATGGGGCTGGTGCACGATGCCGACGTGATGGACGGCGAAGCGCTGATCGCGTTCGAGTGGGACCCGGACGCGCGCTGGCGTTCGTGCTGGCAGGCGGTCGACGTAGACCGTCTCGAAAACCCGCATGGTGCGCCCGACAGCGATTATTTGCGCGCCGGTGTGCAGCTCAACGAGCGCGGCGCGCCGGTCGGCTATCACGTGCGCAACGGCCACCCGGCCGACATCGCGCTGACCAGCATCAACCGCACGCTGACGTGGAGCTACGTGCAGCGGTGGAGCGCCTACGGGCGCACCAACATCGCGCATCTCTACGAAGTGCGCCGCCCCGGCCAGACGCGCGGTATTTCGGTGTTCGCGCCGGTCATCCGCGCGATGAAGATGGGGCAGGAGTACGGCGAACTGGCGCTCGCCGCCGCCGCGCTGCAGGCGTCGTTTGCGGCGGTGCTGACCAGCGCCACCGACGCCGAGAATATCTCGACGATGCTCGACTCGCTCGACACCGACGACACGACCGGCAACGCCGTCACCGACTATGCGCTCGATCACCTGCGCAAGATGGGTGACTATTACGGCACCGAGGGCATCAACTTCATGATCGCCGGCATGAAGGTGCACCACCTGGCGCCGGGCGACAAACTCGACCTGAAGACGCCCGGCAAGCACATGGCCGGATACGGCGAATTCCAGGCGTCGAAGGTGAAGGAGTACGCGGCCGGCACCGGCACCGACCCGATCGCCGTCAGTCAGGATTTCAGCAACGTCAACTACTCGAGCGCCAAGATGGCGGCGGCGATCAACTATCGCAGCTACGCCGAGCGCCGCCGCCGCCTGGGGCAGGGCGCGGGCCTGCACATGGTCGGCGCGCATCTCGACGAACTGGTGTTCTCCGGCGGCATGAAACTGCCGAAAGGCGTTTCGCCGCTCGACTATTTCGACGCCAAACCGGCGCTGATCAAGGGCGATTTCTTGACGCAGGGCGCCCCGAACCTCGACCCGCTGAAAGAGATCCAGGCGCTGCAGAACGAGCTGATGCTCGGCGTATCGACGATCCAGCAAGCCTGCGCCGAGCGCGGCGTCGATTATCTCGACATGCTCGATCAGCTGGCGCGCGAGAAGGCCGATTTCGAAGCTCGCGGCCTGCCGCCGCCGATGCTGATGGGCATGACACCCGTCGCGCCGGAGCAGGGTGGCGGCGAGAAGAAGGGCGAGTGATCAGGTGCGGTTGCTGGTGCCCATGATCATTGCGGCCATCGCGGCCGAGAACAAGCCGACCGTCGCCACGGCTTCGAGGCTCGTCAGCTTCGACGGGTCGTCGAGGCCCACGAGAGCCATGCAGCCGGCGAACGAGCCGACGCCAAGCTTGACCGGCGGCTGCAACGCGAGCCAGCGGCGCGCTGCGCTGGACGCCAGCGCCGCAGCGCGCTCGGCTATGCCCGCCCGAACTTCGTGAAATTCGACGTCGATCGGTTCGGACGAACGGATCGTCAGCGTTCTGGTCTGTCGCATGTCTCGCTCCCATTGAGGACTCCCGATCATGGCGCAAAAGTCTGAAGATCGCAAGAATCAGCGCGCGCGTGCCGATTCGAAGAAGGCCGACGCCAAGCGCGCCGAAGCCGAGGCCCGCCGGGCGGAATCCGAGTCCTCGGCCCGTCGCGCCGAGGCCGAGGCGCGGGCGCTCGAAGCGCGCGTGAAAGCAGAGGCCGAGGGCGCGCGCATCGCCGCCGAGAGGTCGAAGCAAGAGGCAGCCGACGCGCTGGCCAAGCAGCGGGCGGACAACAAGGCGGACTCGCAGGGAATTCGTGCTGCCGCTCAGACCGCTGCCATCGTGGTCGGGCTGTATGCCGGACACAAGCTGGCGCATGGCATCGACGTGCGCCATCAGGCAACGGTCGCGGCTCAGAACCCGCAGATCAAAGGCCTTGGTGACCGCATTGGAAGGTCGAAGCCCGGCGCACACCTGAAGAGCGCCGCGAAGGCCGCCGATAAACTGCGGCTGACGAAGACGCGCGGGCCGCTGGGTCTCGGCTTTGCTGTCGCGCTCGTTGCAGAAGCTGCTGTCGCGCGCACGGTCGTGTCGCCGGGTCTCGACGACGCTCCGTGGGCGCAGGCCGCGACCGATGCCGTCGCGACCGGATCGACCATCGCGGCCATTTCGATGGTCGG